ATTGATTTTGAAAAAGTAACGCTTGATGAATTTGAAAAAAGAAAAGAAAGCAATTGGGACGACTTCTAGGTTTTCTCGTTGCGTCCCAGTTTTTTCTTTTTCTTTTTTTCTTTTGTTTTTTCTTCCTTGTCTGCCCCTGGCTTCACGTAGGGATTTGCTTGAATTTCAAGAAAAGTTTCAACATAGCCAGGCGGATTCAAGTCGTCACGCAGTGTGAAAATTGATACCCAGTTTGGTGCAGGGCTGATTTTACGTGGCTCATCAGTCATTTGCTAACTGTATTGCATTCACGCACCCCAAGCAATTCTGTTTCAAAAATACAAATTTCGTCAAGTGCATCGACTGCTGTTTTCTCAGCTTCAAAAATCGCATTCACGTGCGAGAGATAGTCAACGACATATCTCTTGTTCGCCGAGGCGTAGATTAAAAGCTGCTCAGCTTGTGACTTGCATTTTTGGGCAATCAACTTTAGATCAAAAAGCTCATCAGGTCTGTATGCTTGCAAGTTATCATTTAACTTTATGAATTCAACAGAAAGGTCAATCGACTTTTTTCTTTGCAGAAATTCTTTCATGATGCGCACGCACTGAGTTCTGTATGCACGCTTGTCTTCGTATTTGAGAAAGCGATAATTAAAATCATCAACGAGCGCAAAACAGTGAGAGCTTCCGGCGAAGCCAGACAATGTTGAGCATAGTGCAAACGTTTCTGCGTTGACTTTTATTCTGTCGCCGACACGCAAATGCTGAGGGGGCGCAAAAGAATCTCCGTCGTAGCAAAGTATAAATTCATCATTCCACCTGCATTTGTCATCTGTATTTCTGTTGCAGATTGGGCAGGGAGTATTGCGAGACGAGTGATTCATTCTGCACGCTCCGTCATTGCATAGAACTCTTTTGCAAAAGAAATCTCACATGTTCCCGTTGCGCCCTTTCTGTTTTTCACAACGGCGTACTCGTAACGCATCGCGTCTTCATTCTTGTCGTAATACCAGGGCCAGTAATTCATGATCACAAGATCAGCATCCTCTTCAATACGCCCCGATTCACGAAGATCTGAGAGCATGGGCTTCTTGTCGTTTCTTGATTCAACGCCCCTGTTCAATTGACAGACGGCGAGAATGTCAACACCAGTTTGCAATGCAACTGTTTTCAATTTTCGTGTTGCTGCGCCGATTGCAAGTGCTCGTGTTTCGGCTTTAGTTGAATCAGAATCAAGATCCATCAATGTTAAGTAATCAATAATTACAAGCGATAGATCTTTGTTCTTGCGCTTTTCTGTTTTGATTTTTGTTACGACTTGACTCGGCGATACGTTGTAAGTATTTGTGAAAATAAAGTTATCAGCGATGCGTTCGATAGGAATTGAACGAATCCTTTCTTCTTGCTCTTCGTCTTTGATCTGTCTAATGATGTGCCCGTAGCTAAGAGGTGTTCCACCTTTTTCTAAGCACATCAAATAATCAAGACACGACAACATGCGCTGACAAACTTCTTTATCAGACATTTCAAGCGTGTAAAAAAGCACCTTGGAGCCCTTAGTGGCGACATCGAGAGCCAGGTTCATGGCCCACGTTGATTTGCCACTGCCGGGGCGTCCTGCAACCACGATCAGGCGTCCATCTGTCCCAAGTGTGGGATGGTTCAGGCCACCGCCCAGAGCACTGTTGAGGAAGCCGAAACGGGTGCGTAGGACTCGATTCTCCTGCTTCGGGCCAAGCAGCATTTCCTTAGCGGCGACGAAGGGATGAACCTCATCTTTTTGTGTTTCTACGCCCTCAATAAGCTGCGCGGCATTTAGCACATAAGAAAGCGCAACTTGAGATTCTTGTATGTTGCAACTTCTTTCTACAATGTCTAGTGAATTCTTTAAGTAATCCTTGACAAGCGAGCGTGAGTGATGAAAATGCCAAATAGGGATAATTTTGCTCTTCCAAACATCAAGATCTTTTTCTACAGGGCGTGAAACAATCTCATCAATGTAATTGTCAATTGTTGCTGCATCGCATTCAACTAACTTTCTAAGGCGAGTCGAAACAGTAATTTCATTTGTCGGCGCCTCCTGGAAAGTTAATAGTTCTTCTTGCAAGCAATCGAACATGTTTTTGTTGAGTGCGTCAGAAAATATCTCGCGCCCTTTAGGAAGATCCATGAATTTATCAATCCAATCTTGTTCGCCGAACCCGAAACAAAGGTGGTTGTAGGCGGCGGCAAGAAAATGTTTTTCTATCTCGATTGAATCCTGCTGAGTTTCAAAGTCTTCGATGCCAAGCGTTGTCATGTTGTTCTGAGTGTGAGAGTTTGCAGATGATAGCACGTATTTCAGAATTGCAAGTCGCTTGCTGCGTCTTCTTCAAAAATTGTTGTGACAGTCTGCGTGCTGGGTCTGTTATTGATTTGCCATGCAGGAGTTTTTTGTTTTCCAAAGCGCTCCCAATTTTCGTAAGTAATTGAACTCCATTTTTTCTCGCCCATTTGTGATTTCTCGATAGCGATCTGCAGTTGCTTTTTTACATGCTGCATACCGCCGCTTTTATCTTGCAAGATTTTCCTTAGCTGCAAAATTAATCCCTCAAAAGCTCGTTGCGTCTTCGCCCCTGCTTTGTGATCGTTGAAGAAGCTGCAGATCAGCTCTGAGAGGGGCCTGAGATCGTCTGGAACGCTGCTCTGAGTCGCTTTGACCCTCTTGGTACCAGAAGCGGGTGAAGGCGTGTCTGTGGCGGGTGTGGGCGGTGCAGGAGGTCGCTGGGGGGATACAGGGGGGTTTTCTTTTCTTTTCTTGTTCATTGGTTCTTGTTCGGGTGCAAATCCTGCACCACCCCAGTGCAAATCCTGCACTACCCCCAGTGCAGATTCTGCACTACCCCCAAGCTCGTAAACGGGCTCGCTGTCGCTCCAAATCATCAATCTGTAAACGTTCGATTGCTGACCATCTTTGTTTTTTCTCGACTCTTTCTTAACGAGCTTTTTGCTCATAAGAGAATCAATGCAATCAATTGCAGACCTTCTTGACACGCCCGAATACATTGCAATTGTGTTGTAACTTGGAAAAACAGACGAATCAATTCCTGCGCCATTTGCAAAAAACTGCAGCGTAACTAAAACTGAAAACTCAGCACAGCTAAGCCATTTTGCATCTTCTGCGCGTTTTCTAATGATCCAATTTGGTAGCGCAGTGAATGGCTGCCTTCCGATTATGTCAGCCATTATCAAAAATCAATAAGTGGTTTATCTTCTGTCAGTTCAAATTTATTGTCAATCATTTGTCCCGTGGTTTTTTCTTGAATTCCTCGCGTTTTAAGATAGCCAAGTTTTTTTAATTCGCCGATTGCGGCTGTAGTTGCGTCTCTGCCTTCCTTGCCGTTTCCGATTATCCAAGATTTATTAAAGCCGTATTCAGATTTTTTTAAAAGAAAAGCGGCAAAAATTCCCTTTGCTCTCCAGCTAAGCCTTTGGTCATGAATTGCCTTGCTGAGGGCGTCTTCAATTTCGTTCGTCATTGATTTGCTCCCAAGATTTTGTTGGCTGCCTCAAGCTCAAGTTCACGAAGTTTTAAGCCTTTTTCAAAAAGCGTGCGACAAAAAGATGAAAAGCTTTCGTGCCTTCCTTTACTTTTTTCGATTTCATCCAAGAGTTCATCTGGTATTGAGATGGAGACTTTCGCCATCGCGGTATGCCTTGGTGCGAACAAATCCTACCAGCCCGGAGCCGATGGCGCAACGGCTTCCTTGTTAAATAGCATTTTCAACCTCCTGAATGATTTGCAATGCAGCTAGCGCAGCTTGAATTTGCTGTTTTTCTAGTATGTCGTACTTGTTTCTGTCATTTTTATCTGCTGCACGTAACTTGCTAATTGCCAGTTGCGAAATCAAGGCTTGAATCTCCATTGTTTTTTGCGCCTGTCGTAAATTCATAACGGGCGCGAGTTCAGATAGCTGAATTGAAATCCCAATCGGGTCCAAACTTTTCTCGTACAATTTCTCCGATTGCGACTGTGAGGTCATCGTCTGTTTTTCTGAGAAACTTTTTGAATTCGTCATGAAGCTCAAACTCCTGTTT